TTCGCCGCCGCCGAGTTCGCCACCTTCGCCAGGGCCGGGCTGTTCGCGGACTGGGCCGCCGGCCAGACCTACGCCAAGGGCTACCGCCTGGCCCACAAGGGCATCGTCTATGAGGTGATGCAGGAAGTGACCGCCATCGAGAATCAGCCCCCAGATGCCACCGGGATGCTGGCCGTGTACCGTCCGCTGTCCGTGGACCCGGAGACCGGTGACGAACCGGATGGCAGCCGGGAGCATCCCTTCGCCTTCCTCTACGGCATGGACGTGAAGAACGGCAGCTACTACAGCTACGAAGGCAAGCTCTGGCTGGCCAGGGCCGACATGCCCGCCTGCGTCTGGACGCCTGGCACGGAAGGCCTGTGGCAGTGGGAAGAGGCGGGCGCGATCTGATCCTGCACGGATGCTGCCATCGCTCGCGTAAAAACTTAAAGTAAAACTTTATATTTTCCTGCCTGCAGGCAGGGCATCACCGGTCTCAGGCCGGATGCCCTGCCACACAAAAGGAATAACGCCATGCAGAACAAAACGTCCGTCCTCAACACGGCCCTTGTCCGGGTGGGCGCCCGGATGGGCAATGCGGGTTTTCAGGACACGCCCGCCATGCAGGTGGCGGGGGCCGTCTATGACAAATGCCGTACCCTGTGTCTGTCGCTGTACCCGTGGTCGTTCGCCCTGCGCCGCCAGCGTCTGGCCTTGTCGGCAGAGGCCGCTCAGGGGCCGTGGCCCTTCGCCTTCGTTCTGCCGTCCGACAGTGTGCGTGTGGTGGGGGCGGCACGTCCTGACCCATTCACGGCACGACCGGGCCCTGACGTCCGTTTCGAGATCGTGGGGGACAGGCTGGAGACCGATGCGGATGGGGTGCTGCTGACCTATGTGAGCGGCCTCGTGACGACCTTTCCCGATCTGTTCGCCGACATGCTGGCCTGGCGCGTGGCCTTCGAGATGGCGCCCTACATCTCCCAGGGCGGCGCGCAGGCGGAAGGCTACCTGCAGATGTTCGAACAGGCACTGGACAGGGCCAAAGTGGAGGATGACGCCCAGGCGTCCCCGCCCGCGGCGCCGTGGCCGTCCGTGTTCCTTGGGGAACGGAGGGTGGGCTGATGCCGGTCTTCCATACCCAGAACGTCCTCAACGGCGGCGAGATCTCGCCCCTGCTGCGCGGACGCGTGGACCAGCCCCGCTACAGCACCGGCGCGCGGGAGATGCGCAACTTCGTGCCCATGCCGCAGGGCGGTGTCACGCGCAGGCCCGGCACACGCTACCTGGGAACGGCCCTGGGCGACGGCGGCAGGCTGGTGCCCTTTGTCTTCAGCGCCACGCAGGGCCGCATGCTGGAGTTCGGCGACAGGGCCATGCGGGTCTGGCTGCCGGACGGGCGCGTGGTGGCGGACGAGGAGGGCGCTCCCAAGATATTCGAGTCCCCCTTCGCCGCCGCCGACCTGCGGGCGGTGCGTTATGCCCAGTCGGCAGACGTCATCTACTTCGCGCATCCTGGCTATGCGCCGCGCAAGCTCGCACGCCATGCCGACGACGACTGGCGCTGGTCCGAGCTGACCTTCATGCCCGCCATTGCCACGCCCAAGAAGCCCGCGCTCTCCACGGTGGGCACCCCGGAGGGGGACAAGAAGACGGACTACACCTATTGCGTCACGGCCATCGACGACAAGGGGCAGGAATCCTCGCCCTCCGAGCCGGCCAGCATCTCGGCCCAAGCCCTCAACAGCGTGGATTTCCACATCCGCATCAGCTGGGAGGCTGTGGAGGGCGCCACGGGCTACCGGGTGTACAAGAAAAAGATGGGGGTCTTCGGCTACATCGGCAAGGGTGGCGCGGACGAGACCTACATCGACGACAAGAACATCGGCGCGGACACCGAAGACACGCCCCCAGAGTACGAGGACCCCTTCGAGGGCGAGGGCAATTATCCCTCGCAGGTTTTCTTCCATCAGCAGCGCCTGGGCTTTGCCGCCAGCAACAGCCGCCCCATCACCATCTGGCTTTCCCGCTCCGGCGAGTTCGAGAGCATGGCCAAGTCCACGCCGCCCAAGGACGACGACGCCATCGAAGTCACGCTGGCCGCCACCCAGGCCAGCCGCATCGTCTGGCTGCAGCCTGACCGCAGCGCCCTGGCCTTTGGCACGGAAGGCAGCGAATGGACGCTGGAGCCTTCCGAGGGCGTGGCCCTGACCCCGGCCACGGCATCCTTCCAGCTCCAGACCACCAACGGCGGCAGCGATGCCGTGGCGGCCCTCTCCGTGGGAGGAAGCGTGCTCTATGTGCAGCGCGGCGCCGGGGCCATACGGGAGTTCGCCTACAACTACAGCGCCGACAAATACCTGGGGCAGGACCTGAACATCCTGGCCCGGCACATGCTCAGGGACGTGGACGTGGTGGCCTGGAGCTGGCAGCAAGAGCCCTATGCCGTGCTCTGGAGCGTCCTTTCCGACGGCACGCTGGCCGGACTCACCTACATGAAGGAACAGGAGATCGTGGGCTGGCACCGCCATACCACGGCGGGGGATTTTGTGGACGTGGCCGGCATCCCCGGCACGCCCGACGACCAGGTGTGGTTCCTTGTGCGGCGGGGCGGGCAGGTCTTCGTGGAGCGGCTGGAGCCCTTTTTCGACAGCGACGATCTGGCCGAGGCCTACTATCTGGACAGCGCCCTGGACTATCAGGGCGAGGCGGCCGCGCGCTTTGACGGCCTTGCCCATCTGGCCGGACAGGCCGTGCAGGTCTTTGCCGACGGCGGCACCATCGACGGGCTGGAGGTCTCGGCCGACGGCAGCCTGACGCTGGGGCAGGCCGCCACGTCCGTCCATGTGGGGCTGCCTTACGTCTCGCGCGTGGTGCCCAACCTGCCCGAGCTCCAGACGCAGCAGGGATGGAGCCTGATGCATGACCGCAAGATCCTTGCCGTGCGGGCGCGGGTCTACCGCAGCATGTCCTTCCTGGCCGGGGTGGGCGACAGCCTGGCCCCCATCATCGACCGCGACATCACCGGCGGCCTGTTCGCCACCACACCGTTCTTCAGCGAAGGAACGGATCTTGACCTCGATACCTGTGCCGGCTGGTCGGCGGCCTCTCCCCTGGTGTTCCAGGTGCAGAGCGCCACGCCCCTGACCATCCTGGCGCTGGTCACCACCCTGGAGATTTCTCCCTATACCGGAGGAGGGACGTTCTGATGGGAGCCATGACCCTGGCCCTGACCATGGGCGGCCTGTCGGCACTGAGCAGCATCGCCAGTACCAGCCAGCAGAACCGGCAGGCCCAGTACAACAAGAAGATGGCCGAGGCCCAGGCCCAGGCCGCACGCAACCAGGCCAAGGTCACGGCGGAGAAAGGCCGTATCGAGGCCGAGAACCTTGACCGCGAGCGTAACGCCCTGACACGGCAATATGCCGACCTGCAGGCCGGGAACGTGGCCAGCTTTGGTGCCCTGGGCGTGGACATGAGCAGCGGCAGCGCCATGGACGTGCTTTCCGGCAATGCGTCCCGCTATGCCGGGGATGTGGGCCTGAACCGTTACCAGAAGGCCGTCAACCAGTGGGAGACGGACGAGAACGTCAAAGCCAGCCTGACCAACGCCGCCAACTACGACGCGGCCGCCAGCTGGTACGGCAATTCGGTGAAGGGGCTGGGCAGCACCCTGCTGACGGCCGGTCTTTCCGGCCTGGCCAGCGGCATCGGCGCCTACGCCACGGCGGGAGGCTTTGGGGGCGAAGGCGGTTTCTTTGGAGACCTGTTCAATGATCCGGTCAAGGACGCGCTGGAGTTCTCGAAGAAGGCTCGCGGCACGGTGTGGAAATAGGGGGAGACATGGCCATCAGGGTACAGACCTACGACTCCGGCCCCCGGCGCATCCAGGCGGGCCCCATAGACCCCGGCGCGCCGCGCGGAGCCATCCGGGACGTGCGCGGTACGGCGCAGGACAGCCTTTTGGCGGACGTGCTGGCGGCGGGGAAGCAGCTCACCGGTATCGCCATCCAGGAATACGTCAAGGACGAGACCACGCGCGTCAGTCAGTCCTTGCTGGGGATGCAGCAGGAACTCAATGCGGAGCGCGACCGTTACATGGCCGAAAACAAGGGGCAGGATGCCATTGGGGCCGGGCAGCATTTCGAGCAGTTCGCCCGTGCGGCCGTACAGCGTCGCCTGCAGGATGACAAGTTTTCCGGCCGCTTTGCGGAGATGTTCATGAAACAGGCGTCCGGGGCGGCCCTGCACTTCACCGAACAGGGGCAGGCCTATGGCCGGCAGCAGAAAAGCGCCTGGGAAGAATCCGTGCTGCAGGGCGATATGGAGGAGTTCCGGAAGCTCGTAGCGCAGAACTACGACAACCAGGAACTGATCGAGTTCAACCGGGACGCCCTGCGCCAGCGCATCGAAGGGATGCGGCCAGGCATGGACAACCGGGCGCTGTTCTCCCGCCTGGACAGCCAGACGGCGGGCAGCATCATCGAAGGCTATCTTGCCCACGATGACATCAGCGGTGCCCGCGGGGCGCTGGACAAATATCGTGACCTGCTGGGCGGGGAGGTGAACCGGGTCGAGGCATCCATCGCTTCCCATGCCAGGGCACTGGAGAGCAGGGCGCGGGCCGAGGCGGAACGTGCCAGAGCCGAGGCCGTCACCAACAGGGTCGGGCAGTGGATCGCCGAGACAAAAGGGCTTGCGCCTGAAGAGCGGACGGCGGAACTGTACAGCCGCCTTGACGGCATTGCGGACATGAAAGAGCGGGCGCAGATGGCTGGTCTGGTCAATAGCGAGCTGGCTTTTGAAAAAAGGCGGGATGATGCCAAGGTCATGGGAGAAGCATACGAGCTGGTGCAGGCCGGGAAACAGGCCGGGGAATCTCCTCTGGTGTTCCGGCAGCGGGTGCTGTCCTCTTCCGCCTCTGAAGCGGCCAGAAAGCAGGCATTGGAAGACTACAATGGGGAGCTGAAGACCAATGAGCTTAACATGCGCGCCCTGGATGACCTGCGTACGCAGATAGACACGCGGCAGACGCTGGGGGATCCCATGACGCGGGATGAGGTCTATGCCTTCGCCTATGACAGACGCATGACGACGGAACAGACGAACAAAGCTCTGACGTATCTTGATGACGGCGGCAATGCCGGACAGCTCAGGCAAACATCGGTCAATGAGGCTTTCCTGACGCTGAATCCCGACAAAAAGAAAGCTGATGTCCCCGAATGGCTGTATGAGGCCGTGCGCATGCAGTTGCAGCAGGAGGGGGGAGGCAAAGCCCTGACACCGGCCCTGATACGGCAGTATGTAGCCCGTGCCATGATGCAAGGTACGCTGAAAGGTGGTGGCTGGTTTGGTGCCTGGGACAGTGGCGGCGTCCGTTACGGCAAGGCGCTGACGGAAGGTACAGCCCAAAACTGGGAACTTCCTGTGGAAGGAGATGATGCATGAGCCAGACCATGCCCCCCGAGCTTTTTCCGTCGCATGGACCGTCCATCCGTGCTGCCCTGGAAGTGGCCGATGCCGACGGCGTGACCGCGCAACGTGTGGCCTCCGCCCGCGCGACCGCCCTGCAGCTTGGCCTGCCCGACAGCGTGGTCGAGGCTGACCTGCAATACGCGCAACGCGAAGCCCAGGCCCGAAGGATAGAACAGAACAGCCCCTTTGCCCTGTGGGCCGCACGCTCCAAAGAGCGGGCCGCCCTTGCCCGTGACGATACGGACGGGCTGGCCGGTGTGTTCTCCACGGCCAAAGCCTTTGGGGAAATCAGGCAATATGAGCCAGGATTTTGGGAGGCCTTGGGAACATATTTGAAAGAAGGTGGCGAGGATACCGCTGAAAATATCGTTGCTACGGTTGGGGCTATCGCGGGCAAATTGGGCGCGAATGATTTTGCCGATCAAGTGGAGCGACTTGCGAAGCAACGTGAAAAGCGGCGGCCTGCCCCCCTGGAGTCTAACTCCGCCGTACAAAATTATGCAGGGGACGTAGTCAGAGCCCTGCCGCAGTTCGCTGGTGGCGTCTTGTCCTATATCGCCGGTGGCCCCTTGGGTGCCGTCATGTTTGGCGCGGCCCAGACAGGCGGTTCGCAATATCGCTCTTTGCGTCAGGAAAATGTCGAAAGAGACAGGGCTTTCATGGCCGCTGCGGCAACAGCCGGGCTTTCTGCTCCGCTTGATGCCCTTGGCACAGGGAAGTTCCTCAATATCTTCAAGGCATCAGGTGCCCGGCAAATTTTTCAGAATGCTGGCATAGCAGTCGGTACTGACTTCGTGACAGAATGGCTGCAAACCTACCCGGAAGAAGCCGCACGTATTTGGGGCCTTGCCGAGAAAAACGGAACGACTCTTGAGGAAGGGGTAAGGCTTTTTTTTGACAACTTCTGGGAGATGACCAGGCAAGGATGGTATGAGGGATTTGTCTCCATGCCTTTTGGCCTAATTGGTGGAGCTGGAAAGATTGCCGCCGATCGTCGCGCATCTAGGGATGCCCAGGCATTCGCCGAACAGAACACGGTCCTGCATGACGCCGTGGAAGCCAGCCAGACAAAACAGATAGCTCCGGATTACATGGAAGATGCGCTGGACCACGCTTCCGACGTTCTGGCGCAGTCCGTGTACATCCCGGCTCAGGCGGCACTCGATCTGGCCGGACAGGGGCGGGACGTGCTCACGCCGCTGGGCATCACGCTTGAGGAAGCGCGAAAGGCGGCCGCAAGCGGGGTCGATCTGGAAGTCAAGCTTTCCCGGGTGCATGCCCGTCTGGATTCCGCAGGGATGACGGCCGTGAACGATATCCTGCGCCAGACACCGGGCGCTCCGAACCTGCGGGAACTCAGCCTGATCGATGTCAATGACGAAGTGCAGGCGGCCCTTTCAGACGCGCGGCAGCGTCGTCGCAGGACGGATGCCGTACGGCAGGAAGAGCAGCGTCTGGTACGGGAGATGGTGCCACTGGTGGGCAAGGAGGCCGCAGAGATCTACGGCAAGCTGAACACCGCGCAGGCCCGTGCTTTCGAGGCGGCTTACGGCGTGGATGCCGCCGGATTGATGCGGCGGAGAAGCGTGGGGCTGGCGGGTGAAGACACGGATGGTGATGCCTTGAGGCAGGCCGCGCTGTACGAACAGACGCCCATGGGGGATGCTGCCCGCGCCAGCCTGGAACGTGACGTCCATGATTTCGGTGTGGCCGTGGACAACATCGTGGCGGCGGGGAAACTTCCGTCCGATCCGGTAAAGATGCTGGGGCAAACGCCGCTGGTCATGCAACTGCTGGGCAGGGATACCGTGACCGGCAAGGCCGCTGCCCAAGGCGGCATCTATGCCGCGCCGCACGTTTTTGACGGCACGCATCCCAACATGACGCCGGAGATGTGGAAACAGATCCCGGCGGCCATGGCTGACCCCATCGCCGTGTTCGATTCCGACAGCCCGGCGGGCAGGGCCAAGGGCGACCTGGTCTTCATGCTGGAACTCACCGACGCCAACGGAGCGACGGTGGTGGTGCCGGTGGCTCTGGATGTGGCGAAGGGAAGAAAGCAGGCGCATGTCAACATCGTAAAAAGTGCCTACAGCAAGGAAAGCGGCGGCGTACCTTCCAACCATTGGTTCATGCGGCAGCTCAAAAAAAATGCCCGTTATGTGAACGGGCAAAAAATGGAGCCTTGGCTGCGGGCCGCCGGGGCTGCTTCCCCTTTGGGGTCTTTGAAAGACGTAGCCGCAACCAATACTTCCGATAACAGGATATATACAGACGCCGACCTTGTCAATTTGCGGCAGGGCAATGCGGCGCTGTATCAGCCGTCTGCGGAGGCGCGAGACCTCAAGCAGCGCTTTGCGGCCATGCCCCTGATCGAGGCCGACAGCACGCAGTGGTTCGGGCCGGGAAAGGCTATTGATGCGGACAGCCGGAATATGCGCAAGGCCGTCCATGACTGGGCGCGTACCGCCTTTCCCCAGGGGACGACGGTCGCCAATGCGGATACCGGCTGGGGGGTGCAGGTAACGCCATCTGGTATCAAGGCCAGTCTTCATCATGGGTATGATGAGCTGCTGGCCCGATCCGTGCCCTTCATCCCGCAAATCATCGAGAGCGGTATCCATCTTGATTCCATAGAGAAAAAGCCTGGTCTTATGTCGCATATCTTTGCGAACAAGATCAGGCTGGACGGTCAGGATTATGTGGTTGGCTTCGTGCTGCGGGAAGACAGAACCGGCAACCGTTTCTACGATCACGAGCTGACAAAAATAATCAGCCCCGACTGGCTAAAGCCGGGCCGAGACACTTCCGAAGAAGCCTTGGGACACCGGACCAATCGGGGCATTTCCCCCGACTCGCTCAATGCGGACCGCTTTCCAGATGGTAGTGTGGTACACGCAGCCCGAGCGAACCGGGGTGATGTGATGAATATACTCCGGGAACGTTTGGGCGTCAATGACGGGACGGGGCAGATATTGTTCCAGCCTGATACCGCCGGAAAAGACCGTGCCCGGATCAGGCTCGATTCCCGGACAGCGGCCATCCGCATCTTCAAGGGCGCGGACATGTCGTCCATCCCACATGAGACGGCCCATATCTTCGTGGATGATCTGCGGCGCGTGGCGGCGGATGACGGCAGTATCGCCCGTGATCGTCTTCGGGCCGATCTTGAGCAGTCCGGGCGCGATGCGACGCCCTTTGCCACCATCCTGTCCGGTGAGGTGGACGCCGAAGGGGCCCGAGCCATGCTGCGGGATGTCCGTGAAGAGCTGGCGTCCCTGGAAGACAGCGAGGCCGGTCTGCGTGACGCTGCCGCGGCTGCCGGAAGGGGAGCTGACAGTGCCTCCATGCGTGAGGACATCGCCGCTGCACGCAAGCAGAACACGGAGCGCCGACGCGAGCTGCTGCCCGTGGAGCGGATGCTGTCCGGCTATGTGCGTCATCTGGATGGTCTGGCGCAGGCCCGGCGGGATATGGCGACCTTGCGACGCTTTGCCGGCATGGCCGAAGACGGCGGCCTGACCGCAGAACAGTGGCGCGAGGTACAGGAATACGCGGCACGTGGCTTTGAACAGTATCTTGGGGAAGGCAGGGCCCCTGTGAAGGAGCTGGACGGCGTGTTCTCCCGCATGATGCGCTGGCTGAAAAATCTGTATGCCAGCTGGCGCCAGTATGTCGGCGCTGACCTCGACGACGACGTGCGCCGCGTATTCGACCGTCTGCTGGCGACGGATGAACAGATCCGCAACGATCCTTCGCTGCGGGCCGCCCTTGAGCTGGAACAGGAGTTCCTTGCGGATGCCGGTTTGACTGCCGCGGAGCGCCGGGAGCTTGAAGACCTGCGTGACAGGGCCGAAGCCGAAGTGACGGCCAGGATGGACAGGGCCGTGGCCCGGGAGCGCGGCAAACGGTATCGTGCGGCGTTCGCGCAGGCGAAGGAGAGTTTGCAGGCCTCGCCTTTCTGGACGTTCATCCGGGAAGTGTCCCGCAGGGACAAACCCCTGACGGACGGCGAAGCCGGCACAGGCGGCATCAACCGGGATTCCCTCGTGGAATACTTGGGCGAAGACATGGTAAAGGACATCGCCAGAAAGATGCCCAGGCTGGTGAATGCCAGGGGGCGGGGGGATACGGTCGATTCTCTGGCCATGCAGTACCCCTTGACGGACGGTGATGCCGACGCTTTGGCAAACCTGATCTATGACGTCATCGTCGTGCAGGACGGCAGCGTGAACAAGCTGGCGGCACGTCAGGCGGAACAGGCCCTGGCGGAGCAGGACCGTGCCATATCGCCCGAGGACGGTCTGCTGGCCGGCGATGCCTACGGTCAGTACCTTGAGGCAGTGGAAAAGGCCATGCGCAGGCTGGGCAAAGACCGGCAGGCGCAGAACGAGCAGGACGCGGCGCGGCGCATGGAGCAGGAGAGCCTGCCCGAGCGGTACTACAGGGACCTTGCCCGCCGGGAAGTGGCGGACATGGCTGTGGCCCAGCTCGATGCGCAGCGCTTCGTGTCCGCCCTGCGCCGGGCCCTCAACGAGCGTTCCCGTGCCGTGCAGCGTGGCAAACCTGTTGAAGCCGTGCAAGCCATGCAACGGGCGCGCTTCGCCTTTGCCATGATGCAGGAAGTGCGCAAGGTCCGCGAGCTGGTGGACACAGTGCAGAAGAAGGCGCGCAAGGCGGCCCGCGTCAAGCCGGGGACGTATCCTGCGGCCCAGACGGAAGCCATCCGCAAGCTTGTGTCCGCCTTTGGCCTGCCCGCGCCGCAACAGGCCTGGGATGCCCAGTCCGGCGATATGAAGCTGCGCGATCTTGTGCAGCAGAGCGTGGACGATACGGAAGCCATCGACCTCATGCCCCTGTTCCCGGACTGGCTGCTGGATCTGGCAAATCCTGATCCAGCGGCAGCCCGGCGCGGCATGGCGCTGGACTGGAAGGCGCTGCGTCCGCTGGAGGTGGAGCAGGTGGGCAATCTGCTGGATTTCTTGGTGCATTCCGGGCGTGAGCAGAGCCGCACCGGCAAGGAGAGCCTGCGTGCCCGTGTGCAGGCCATCGCCGATGAGGCGGCGGCATCCATGAGCGGCATGAAGACCAACTACGCCAGTCGCCGGGATTCCTTGGGCGACGATCTGGACAGGGGCTTTTCCTCCATCGACACCATCGAATGGCAATGCCGCAAGGCCGACGGGTTCCAGAACGTCATGGGCCGTGACGGCAGCACGGAAGGCGTCATGGAGCGTGAAGTCTACGGTCCGTTGCGGGCGGCCACGGACCGTTACCATGCCCGCCTGAACAGCATGCACAAGGCCGTCATGCCGCATCTGGTGCGTCTGTTGCAAAGCGCCAAGGCCTGGGAAAAGAAATACGGCAGCAAGACCCTGAACGTCCGGGACGAGAAGGGGGCCGTAGTGCCTGTGCCCGAGGCCATCAGGCAGGCAGGCGATCCTGGATGGACGGCGGAAATGGTCATCGGCATGGCTCTGAACATGGGCAATACCGGCAACCGGGAGCGTCTGCGTTCCAGTTACATCGATGGGAACGGGAAGGGCGGGCTCACCTATGACATGGTGTCGCTGCTGCTGGGCGATGATGCGGCGGCCACGCTCTTTGAGCTGGACGCGGCGGCCATGGGGCAGATGACGGCCGGCAGGGCGCGCCGGGACGGTATCCTTTCCGCCGCTGACTGGCAGGCCATCCAGGGCGTTTGGGACGTGCTGGGCAGCCAGTGGGCCGATACGCAGGCCGCGCACAAAAGGCTCTACGGTTTCGCCCCACAGGGTATCGAGCCCGGGGCCTTCGCCGTGCGCGTTGGGGACGAGACCGTGCGGTTGCCCGGCGGCTATTATCCCATCAAGTACGATCCGCGTCTGGATATGAAGATGCGGGCGCAGGAAGGCAAGGAAGACGTGCTCGACCGTTCGGAAGGCATCTTCGGCATCCCGGCGGCCCGCAAGGGCTTCACCATGGGACGTGTCACGCATACGGGCCGTTCCCTGCGGCTTGGCGTCCAAGCGCTGCAGAAGCATCTGGTGGATTCCGCCCGTTTCATCGAACTGGGATACGACGTGCGCATGGCGGACAGGATCATCAATAATCCGACGTTCGCTGCCGAATACCAGCGGGTGTTCGGCATGCAGGATTACGACCGGTTCCGGCCCAACCTCAAAGGCCTTGTCGTGGATGAAGCCGTGCCTGACAGCTCGCTGCTGAAGGCGGCTGAAAAGGCCCGCAAGCACCTGGTCTACTATGCGCTGTCCATGAACCTGAATACGGCCCTCATGCAGCTGACGGCTGTCTTCCCGGCCGTTGGCGACGTGGGGCTGGTCAACGTCTCGCGCGGGCTGGCCCAGCTCGGTACACGGGGCATGGGCCTGGTGCGGGAGGTGTTCGCGGCCAGCCCCTACATGGAGCGCCGCTTCCGCAATATCGACGATGACCTGGCCCGCAAGGCCATGAAGTTCGAGCCGGGGCGGGGCATGACGCTGATCCGTGACGGCCAGGTCTATACCTGGGAGGACGTGGCGAATCTGGGCATGCTGCCCATCGCCGCGGCGGACTGTGCTGTCACCACGGCCATCTGGGCAGGGGCCTACCACAAAAAGATGAAAGAGCTGCGGGGCACGGCGGGCTGGAAGATGGACAGGGATTCCGAGTACCACAGCCAGGCCGTGGCCTATGCGGACAAGATCATCGCCCAGTCCAACCCGGACAACGACGCCCTGAGCAAGTCGGCCTTTGCCCGTGACAAGGGCATCGTCCGGCTGTTCAACGCCTTTTCCGGGGCCACGACGAAGTTTGCCCAGCGCACGCGCTACATGTGGCAGGGCGTGAAGCGGGGCCGGGTGACCAAGTGGGAATTTGCCCGCATGGAGCTGTACGACATGCTGCTGCCTGCTTTGGCCATGGTGGTCATGAAGGGACTGGCGCAGGGATTGTTCACCGGTGAGGATGATGACAACGAAGAGCTGGCCAAGCTGGCGCTGTCTACTACGATGGGGCAGTTCGCCATGGCTTTCCCTGTTGTTGGCAACCCCGCTGCCGACATGCTCGTGGCTGCAATGGGGGCAGGCGGCGGACGCCGGGCCGGTCTTTCGACGGCGCTGGATACGCCTCTGCAACTGGCGGGGAAGATGGCAGGGCTGGGCGGCAAGGCTACCCGTGGCGGAGATATTGACGGGGAAAAGCTGGTGATGTCCGCCCTTGATCTGGGCAGCTACATCTCGAAGATCCCTGTCGGTCCGGTGACGCGCCGGGCAGAGCGTGGCTATGAGCAATGGATGAAGGGCGAAGGAACGCCGCTGTCCCTGATCATGCCGCGTTCCGGGAATTGATAGAGGCTAGAGGCGGGGGCGCTGCAACGCCCCCACCGGCGCGGCGAATAGGCACCGCACCACGGCCCCACACGGGAGGACCGAACCCGTGCAGGGTATCCGCCTTTGATGTGCTCCAGTGGACCGAAGCGGAGACTTGATTGCGTTGCGGCGGCTGTGGCTTTTTGGTATCAGGCTTGTGTGGGCGCGTTCTCCGAAAGGAGGATACACCCATGAAGCACTTCCTCCGGGATGTGCTGGCCGGATTCCTGGCTAGCCTTCTCGCGGCGCTGGTAGCACATATGTTGACCAAATAAACGCCGCACCCCGGTAGAGGTGCCACTCTGCCGGGGTGCTAAAACCGATGTTGTGAAAATGTCGGGGGACGTGCCCCACGGGGCGGCGGGTGTTACCAGCACTCACCACCCCTTTCTTTTTAGATAGTCAGCTTCGGGAGAGAAGTCAACGGGGCCGTTGGAATGTTCTTGAAGGCCCCGTCGCTTTCCCCTATACTCCGTCTGCCTCCCCAGACAGCGCGAAGTCCTGCCCCGTGAGGAGGTGGTGTGCATGCTGAAGATCAGCGTGTCCATCAAGGTCACTGCCGGAGCTGTGGCCCTTCTCCTGACTGTCCTGCTGCGTTCGTGCAGCTAGCGATATTGGATAAGGTTCGGCCCCGGTAGTTTTTGCCGAACTACCGGGGCCGCTTGCTCAAATATGTTCCACCATGTTTGGGGAGGCGCGGGGTTCGCGCAGGGCGGATGGTGTTACCAGCACCTTCCGCCCTTTTTTTGTAAGCATCCTAGCAATATCGTGTCAAGTGTTTTTACTTTGGGTAGCTCTTGTCAAAACATTTAACGGCTAACGGCCTTCAGCGACAGCATGGCCCTTGCCGTGGATTCCAGGGCAGCATCCCGCCCCTACCTTCCCAGCGCCACGGCCATGTTAAGGCTCAGGCGCAGGTGCAGTCTGGCGTCATCCAATGCCTGGCTGAAGCGTTGTTCGGCTTCCGTGCGGCTCTGGAACAGGCTGTCCAGCAGGCACTGCGGGCTGAACATGGTATCAGCATTGCGGCCCAGGTCGGACACGGCGTAGCTGAACAGGTCGCCGCGGCGGGCGTCCAGTTCCCGCAGCATGGCCATGAACTCTTGCCGGAGGTCGGCTTCGCGCCGTGTCCAGTCCTGCCACAGCTCCAGCAGCGCGGCCTCCTGTGGGCCGGGGACGTGGCTCCGGTCGCGGTGCGGCGGGTAGAAGCAGCCGTTGCGGTACAGGGGCAGGCGCTCCGGCTGCGGCGGCAGGGCCTTGGGCAGCGCGTCGATCTTGGCCTGCACCCACGCCAACGCATCCGGTATCCACTCCTGCGGCAGCTCCTTGATGTTGGCGAGGTTGAAGGCGGCCTTGAGCTGGTTCCAGCAGGCATCAAAGGGCGCGTTGGACAGCTTTGCCCACGAGCCTACCAGCGCCCGCAGGGGCTTGCGGTCGGCCACGCTGGACGGCGTGATGGAGAGGGTGCCAGGAAAGTCCACGATGTCTTGGGTGATGTTGCGGGCGGCTTCCTTCTGCCGGGCCAGTTCCTCTTCCATGCGGTTGAAGGCTTCGATGTAGGCCAGCTTCATGGCCAGGGCCTTCTTGCCGGTATAGCCCATGACCAGCAGCATGAAGCCGTCGCGGTAGAGGATGAACATGGGCAGGGAGCGGCCTGTTTCATCGATGTATTCACTCACCCCAAAATTGGGGGCAGTAAATTTTCCCGGGCAGTTATCCATCAAATCTCTGACAGAGCGCATCACATGGTCGTGACGCTTTCCAAAAAACTGAGCAACCTCAAGGGACGTGGTGGCCGGGCGGCCGGAGTGGAGAGAGACGGAAGGGGAAAATGCTTCGGGAATGAGTTGGGCCTGTGACATGGTAAACCTCTGTGTGTTTTCTCATTGGCCCTTGCAGAATAACAAAGGGCCGGGAGCTGAGAACTGCACACAAACAGCCAGGCCTATTCCCCCGAAGGGTATTGTATTAGCCTACTCCCGACCCATGATGGTCATAGCATACACCACTCCCAAGGCGTTAGACAGCCTTGACAGGGCACAAAAATAGCCAAAGCTCACGGGTTGGCGTCCGTTGTGTGGGAGTTTCTCAGGCTCCGTAGGGAGAGGACGCCATAAAACGCTGGTGATGTCAAGGGTTAATAAGAGAATCTATGGATTTTTTATATCCTTCAAGACGCCATTGAGGTAACTCTTCTGTGGATCCAGGAAGTCGCATATTGATAAGGCTAAATATGTCTGCAACAATGATTATTATGGATAGCATCCATAAAATAGAAAAGAATTTTGCTATTGCTGCCCATATGAAATGGCCTGTATATTTATTCGCACTTCTCCATACACCAATACAAATAATTATTGTATATACAATTAAAAATGTATCATATGCTATTCCAACAACTTTTACTCCAATTAAATCATAATTATGATATATGGTTGCAAAAAATCTTTCTGCAAATTTTGATTTTATAAATATTTTACATATTGTTGATACAGCAACGCCGTATATCCAAAATATGATTGGAAGTGACACATCTCCATTTATAATTTTGTGAAAAAAATTTTTATCATTTATACAAATATCTATTTCACGAGCATCAACTTCTTTTGTATGTTTTTTATTTTTAAAGTAATTTTGAAATGATGATGTGACAAAAAAGGCTATTATGAGTGGTATATACCAAAAAAATAAAGCGATTGAAGGTATTAAACCTCATCCCCATGCATAATAGGCACCTGCGACACCGCATATACTGCCAATAAGAGGAAAATATCCAAGAATAAAAGCAAGGAAGCCAGCGAGCAGACCATCCCATCCCAACCAAGCATGGATGCCGTCTGCAATAGCGGATATTTGGACAATCCCCATTCCTAAATAGGCGATTCCTAGTATTATGCTAAAAAATTGCATTTGATCTTCCCCCTCAGGATAATTCTTGACGATAGCGGCAGGCTACCATGTCGGCTGGGCTGGGGCAATGGGCTGGGAGAGGAGAAGTGAAGGAAGGAAAAAAAGAAGGCGGCCCCGAAGAGCCGCCTCTCGTAGACAAAAGAGCTTGTCAACGCAGGTAGACAGCGAAGGCGAAACCT